GACTGTACTATCAAAAATAGAAAGTCGTACAACACACAAGAGTGTGAGAACCGTTGTTAAACAGACGGAGGCCGGAGCCCCAGCCTCCATTAACTTCGATTCTTACAGCGAGTGCCTGGAAAAGGCGCTCACACAAAAGTCTCTCGAGAACAAAGAAAAAGTTCGAATATTCGATGAGCCTCCCAGTGGAACGGGGAGCCCAACGTCCCGTCACGACATTATTCACAGTGTACACACCATAGGTATGCTTATGAAAGATGTCTCAGTTGCCTTAGGCATTCTGAAAAGTGACGAAAATCCGGTTATTGGTGGAGTCCGTGTATGGTTATTGCTTTATGCATTACATGGATTTCAATTTTATTCAAGGGAGGACTCCTCTCCCATATATACTAAGCTTCTTAGGAGCGTGCGGGTAACCGTGCTGAGAGCTTTAAAGGTTCCGAACTGGCAGTCTTTCTTTAAAATCAAGAATGCCTCGTTCTTTTCCTATTATTTCTCACAGACCCTACCGGTCGCGTTTGCAGATATTGCGGACCATGGCCATCCAGGTCATCTGTTTGGGGGTATGTTTTATTCGTGGTTGAGACGGCTAAACCTAGAACAACAGGAGCATTTAGCTCTTGATATTTTATGTTCTAAGAAAGGTATGCCTCGTCCAACTGATGAAATGGTCCAAGAAGCTGAATTAAAAAGTTTTTTGACTATGACAACCCCAAAGGATGAAACCGAGGAGGGTGAGAAGAATCCGGCTGATTGGTTCGATAGAGCTTACATAGAGGAACATCTTTATCAGCATGCTAGGGGTATATTCGCAAATGTCAAATTTGATATGAACGAGTATACACGACCTTACATGCCGAGTGGAAGTTCCGCTTATGGTTACTCACGATCCGATCACGGCACATTCGGAAAACTTGAAAGTTTTCTGAACATGCAAGGATTCTTCTCAGCACCAGAGTTCACTGAGTTGAGAGAGGTAATAGCAAGGAAAAGGGTGAGCGATTATTATGGTTTGAAAGGAGAACTTGACCAGATGCTTTTGGACATCGAGAATGAATCAGTACCTGTACTGTGCCCTGTAATCGATACAACAAAAACAGAAGAAGAATTCCGGTACGTTTTTTGGCGGGCTTTCGAGCACGCTTTGAACGAAGAAGAAGACGCTTTTGTTCAGGTTGTAGGATTAAAGGAGGCATTGAAGGTTAGGGTCATCTCGAAGGGTCCACCTTGCACCTACTTTGTTCTTAAACCGCTACAGAAATTTTTGTGGAGGGTCCTTAAGGAGAAACCGGAATACCAGCTGATCGGCGAACCGATCTCTGCTAAATTGTTGAATCAGCGATTTGGTAGACTTGCTGCTGGTACTAGGTATTTGAGTGGTGATTATTCTGCTGCTACCGATGAGTTACACTCTTGGGTAAGCGAAGCAATTGCGCGTGGGATATCCGATGAAATCGGATTACCCGAACAGTTTAGGATTCTCTTCATGAGATCACTAACCGGACACACTTACGTTCGTAACATCGGGGATGAGAAAAATCCTATCCTTGAGAAACGAGCGCAAAAGCGTGGCCAGTTAATGGGCTCAATAACGAGTTTTCCTATTCTGTGCATTGCTAATACCGGATTGATCACCTTGGCTCAGATAGCCTCGGCTGACTTTGGACCGTACACTGTGAATGGTGATGATTGCCTTATTGCATATAAAGGCGACTTCCCTGTCTGGTGGCGAATTTTAGGTAACAGGATGGGTTTGACGGAGTCGATAGGTAAGACCTACGAATCCAAAACGTTCTGTACTTTGAATAGTGCCTACTACCGCATGAATCGAGG